GCGTAGACCCCGCCCAGCCTCAAGGATGCGATTGCAGCGGCTTCTTTTCCGGGGATCACACGCAACGGATGCCAGACGGAGCAAGGCGACCCGCCGCGCATCGAGCGACGTGCGGAAATGATGCCTCGCACTGGCTTGTGCGGCACGGCATCCCCGATCTTGAGTTCGCTGTATTTTGTCATGTGACCTGCCATTCTGGCGGGCCGGGTCTTGGCGGGTTCATACATACCGCAATCCGTCGTGATGGGTCAACAGGTCCACAATTGCACAGTTCGTAGGCGAGTTTCTTTTTTACTTGATTCACTGAAAAGACAACCTCGCATACGAACTGTGCAATTGTGGGTTAAATAAAAAAAAATATATATGTAATAAAGACACTTAGCTCAATTCGACAGTTCGTAATGGGAACCCCACAATACGACGAACTGTGCTACGAATTGTGCAAAAAAGGACCACAATTCGTTACGAACTGTGGTCCTGATTACGAACTGTCGACGAACTGTGAAGCCCCTATTCGGGAACATATTCTGACCCAAAAAGCACTTTCTGAGGCGTTCCTCCGCCGTGTTCGCGTGCGATCATTCTCATGGCGATGGTGCCTTCTTTTTCCAGCGTTTCGGTGATCTCCTTCATGTCGCGGGCCTTGATCGACCGGAACCTTTTGAGCATGTCAGACCATCTGCGCCCGCCATCGCATCCAGCGACAACAAATCTCTCGACCGCGTTCATGTCTTTTTCGTGCTGGTTGTCCGATATGTGGCTGGCAATATTTGAGATCATCACACCGGCGCTCCAGCGGGCCAATGCGTGTCCTATGGCGAAATCATGGTCATTGATCACCGGACTATCAGGATCGCGCCCCACGGCGCTGATCAGGGCTATCTTGATCGCGTTTTCTGCCACTCGTCGCAGGATCGCAGGCCCGCCCTTCACGCCTTCGCGCTCGGCGTACTCTGCGCATCCCGACATGGTGGATATGAGCCTCTGGCGAGCCCCCTCTGCGCTATCATCGATCTTTGCTGTGCATATGTCGGGTATGCCCATATTTCCGCTGATCTTGCGCGCAATCGCAGCCATAAGGTGTTCCATCCGCTCCACAAGAATTTCCTGAAACGATACGTCAGGCTCCTTTGGCGCAGCTTTGCCTATCGGGAAAACGAGATAACGCGCGATTGACCCGTCTTCTAGCGACGACGATCCGAACGCAGACCAGAATTGATCTGGTGTCGCCATGCCGAACAGGCACAGATGCGGGCAGTCGATCTGCTGGCTATCCTGTGTGGCGTAGGCCGTGCCTGTGAATAGCGTGTTCGCCGCGCTGTAGAGCTGTGTGAATTCGGTGATTATCTGTTTCGCGTGTGCGCCGGAACCTGGCCCGCCGACCTGTTGTAGCATGTGACCGAATTCGTCCAGAAAACAGACGCGGGCAGATCCGCCGGAAAGCATCTTGATCAGACCTGACCCCGACGCAATGCGATCCTGCCCGATTAGCCCGTCGACCTTCGATAGTCGCATAACTTCTTTTGCAGGACTGACAAGGCTGGTCTTGCCCGTACCTGATCCACCTATGGCAACACTGTAGATGTTCGTGCGCAGCCGCGTTGGGGTTTGGTATGCCTTACCCATGATCGCACCCAATATCGGCAGCGCCACAGCAAGACCGCCCGCCTCTGTGGCTGTGGCGCTGGCATTGTCCAGAAAGGTCGCCAGCTCACCCAATAGACCGGGGCAATTTGCGGCAAAGTCCTTGATCGGGAATTCTCCGGGGTCCGCTGGTATCATCGCCTCATATTCCTCTTTCGTCGGCACCAATGCAGGCTTGATCTTGTCGAAAGAGCGCGTGCCGCTGAATACGGGTGTCGCCAGCCAATTGTCGCGTATTGGGGCGGGCTTCGGATTTTCCGGCGGCATCTTTTCATGCGTCACGTCCTTACGGCCCGCATTCAGTTCTGGATATTCGACCTCCGAACCCTTCTCATCCCTGATGTATTGCCCCAGCCACTCCGCAGCCGCCTCAAAGCTGCAATCCCGTGCGCACATCACCACATCGGCAGGCGTGTACGAACGATCCGCCCCAAAATCCACAATCCCGCCCGGTGTTGCCTTCAGATTTGGGTTGCGCTCCTGAATGGATCGACCAGACCCCGACCCTCGCCAGTACGGTACCGCCTCCCATGCGCCCGGTCCGCGTTGCCGTGATTTGGGCATATCCAGCGCTGGCCACCATTGATCCAGTGCTTGCGGTTCCATTGCCCGATCATTCAAGGATCGTCCGAACGGTTTTTCAAGATCGTGATCCGATGCGGCCGATCTTTCATATTCTGAATTATGGACCTTCCTCGGCGTCTGCCTTTGTAGCCCGATCTTTTTTAATTCCCGATCCATCGCATCAAGGTCCTGCCCCACAAATTCAGGCAGTTCGGATATGTCGCAGTTTTCCAGCGTGTCAGGCGTCAACCATTCGTAGGGCTTGAGCGTGTCGGGATGAATCGACGGCGGCAAAACCGACTGCGTTCCGTGCAAAAGCAATTCCACAACCGGGGAGTAGTGCCGCGTTCCGTCTTGACCTGTCGTGAAAACTTCAGGATCATACCACCGCACGCGCGCTGTTAGCCCGTCCAGACCACTGCCGGGTCGATAGTACCCCATCCACCCCTTCTGACCCCTGCGCCGCACGTGTGACAGCGCCACCGCGTCGGACAGGGCTTTAGCCACGTCTTTGCGGTCTGTGTCCAGATCAAGCCCGATGGCTTTGCCGTGCGCCACGCAGACGCCTGCGTCGGGCCAATCTTCCCATTTCTCGTGCAGGAACTCCGGGGGCATGGCATCGCAGTATTTCGCCCAGCCGGACAGGTTGCCCCATTGCCCGTGGTAGTCACCGGGAACCTTGAATCCCGGCCGCACCGGCATGGCGTGAAAGCCGTTATCGCGCAGGTTTGCTGCGACGGTGTGATATGGTGATGGAGACATTTTTGATCCATCCATATCAAAATGGAATTTCGTCATTTGCACGCCGCCGCAATTCATCGCAGGTGCCTTGAAATATTTTTCCGCAAAACACCTTCCACTGATCCGGTGATAGCTGGCGCAGATCGAACACGCCGATCTGATCGAGGTATGCGCCGCCTTCATTGCCGCCGATCACGGATGCGGTTGCCTCATCTGGTTTCACGGGTGTTTTGGTCATGTAAATCCTCGCGCAGTCAATGCAGCAAAATTGCGCCACTGGTCTGTCTGGTATTTTAATTGAAATGCTATTCGACGCGCGGCTACAAACTGCGCAGGGCCATCCGGGCAACATGGTCATTTGCGCCACCACCCTTCAGGCATTCCGCCATCGCGGTTTTCCGGCCTTTCGCACATGCACGGCATTGCGTCGGTTTCGGTCTTGATCCGGTGCAATGCGCCAGTGACCGACATGCGCGTAAACGGCCTGTCGTGCGCCATCGAAAGCAATATCGCCGTCTCCGCGCGGGACATGCCCGCATCCGCAAGATCAAGTGCCGCCAAAAGCTGTGCATCGGTCCATTCATAGGCTTTGAATGTTGCGGATTTTCTAACCTTTGGCCGGACCGCCTTTTTGTGAGGTCGCCATTTGTTAAAATTCGTGACGATCATGCTGCACCTCTCAATTCGCCACCACGCGCGCGGACGATCTTTGTAAACTTGCCCTCACGGCGCACGACAACTTCGTCAGGCGCACGCACTTCGGCGCGCCGCTCAATCGCCTGATCTACGGTCGCCGGTGGCGTGGTGCCTGCGTGCCGGTGCCACCACTGCACAGCCTTTTGGCGCGGAAAGCCCGTATGCTCCAAACAGACCCATTCCTTGATCACCCTTCCCGCGACCAGATATTCGACACGCAGACTGACCGGCCTGCTATCGCGCGGATCGTGCCGTTCAAGCGCGAAGTCCATGACCTCTAGCCAATCATCTTGCGCGGTTATGTTCATGATCGCATCGGTGCTTGCGGTGGCCTCGATCTTGATCTCCGGCGGCGGAAACTCGTATCCGCAGCACGCGCATTCCCGCGCTCCGGCGAACACGATCTCTTGGCAAGTCCGGCATGTCTTTGTCGGAGCCTCGCCGTCGCCTTTTCCCTTCGGCTTGTCATCGGGCATCATCACTGCATCGACCGGCCCGTGCTTTGCCACGTTGCCCGCGAAGTCCAGCACAAGTCCGTTTTCCTTGCCGTGTGCCGTGCGCATCGCGCGCCCCGCCATTTGCATATACAGCCCGAGCGATTGCGTTGGTCGCAGGAACGCCAGAAGGTCAGTCGCTGGCGCGTCAAATCCGGTCGTGAGCACATTGACGTTGGTGATCGCGCGTAGTCGCCCCGCTTTGAAGTCTTCAAGGATACGCGCCCGGTCCGCTGGTGGCGTGTCGCCTGTGACCGTCGCCGCGCTGATCCCGTTTCGGGTCAACTCGTCGCGCACCGATATTGCATGATCGACGCTGATGCAGAACAACAGCCACGACTTGCGGTCCTTTCCGAATGCGATGGTTTCGGCAACGGCTTGCCGCGTCACATCGTCGGTGTTGAACCGCGCATCCATCTCGCCCTCGATGTAGTCGCCGCCGCGCTTATGCAGGCCGGACGTGTCGAACACCATATCGGGGCGCTTGCTGATCAGCGGCGAAAGGTAGCCACGCTTGACCAGCATCGCCACAGGGATATCGTAGGCAATGCCGTCGAAAAGAGCGTCGTCGCCCGCGTCCAACCGCCCGCTGTCCAGTCGAAACGGCGTGGCGGAAAGCCCGACGATCTTAACTGCCGGATTGATCTCGCGGATCGCGTCGAAGAACTTGCCGTATAGCGTTTTCGGGTTGCGGGGAATTAAATGACACTCATCGACCACGATCAAATCCACCGACCCGAACTGTGCCGCCTTTTTGGCAACGGACTGGATGCCCGCGAACGTGATCTGCCGACCGGCTTGCTTTGCGTTCAATCCCGCGCTGTAGATGCCCACGGGTGCCGAAGGCCACATCCGTAGCAATGCCTTTGCATTCTGTTGGATTAGCTCCTTGACGTGGGTAACGCAGATTACTTTGGTTCCGGGGTATTCCGTCACTGCCGACCGGATGAATTCAGACAGAATGACGGACTTCCCCGCACCGGTGGGGGCAACAACAAGCGGATTTCCCTTGCCTGCGCCGAACCATGCATAGAGCGCGTCCACCGCCTCTTGCTGATAGTCACGAAGTTCCATCACATGCCCCCAATCGTCTGGTGCAGATGATCCGAAACGCCAAGCGCAATTGCCTGACCTTCAAGCCACGCCCGCGCCTCGGGCCAGCCGCCGCCACTCAGGACGCTCGGCGCGTGGTGCTGTGCCCACATATAGGCGTCGAGCCTGTCTGCGAACTTGAGCCACTTTTCATCCATGCCGGTCTGGTCAAAATACGTCAGATCAACGCCCCAGATTTCGCAGGTCGCGAAGTATTCCAGTTCGGCGATGGCGTCGGCAATGACGGGGTATTTATCTTTCGTTGGGGCCTTCACGTCCCCCACTACGCTTTCGCCGTCATCATGGATCAGCGCGGCGCGGATCAAGTCAACGGTTGGCTTTGGGTGGATCATGAGAATGATCCGCGCGACCCTCCCCGCGTGACCGTCGATCCGGTCATTCGTGTGCGCAAGTTCTGGATTAGTGTGCCAGCGTCTTACAAAACCGGCGCGGAAAGCTTGGTAAAGGCTCATGTTGCACCCTCCGCCAAGAGGCTGTCCGCAGACGCTTCGGCTTCGGTCAGGAACTTCGCAGCCTGTGCCGCATATTCCGGTTTCAGTTCGATCCCGAGATACCGACGACCCATCTTGAGTGCCTGAAAGCCGGTGCTGCCGATGCCGTTGAACGGATCAAGAACCAGGTCGCCGGGGTTGCTGTAGAGGGTGATGCAACGCTTGATTAGGTCCAGAGGCATGGGGCATATGTGACGATCATCGTCGTCAGCTTTGAACCGACTGTTTAGAACATCCGTCATGTGAGTATTCATCCAGACGGGTGACGCCCACTCCTGCCACTGATCGAGGGGGAAGTGCGCCGCCTCAGCCAAACCATCCAACAGGTCCGGCGAAATACCTTCGATCATGCCTTGCGTCAAAAGCCGCGCGGCGTGGTCCTGTGCAATCTGTTGAGACGCTGCCTTTTTCAGTTTCTCGACATTCGCTCCGGTATCCACTAGTTCGGCGACTTCGCCACCATATGACTTGTAGAACCGCCGTGCATCATCGCCGTTCTTATCGACAACATGCTGCACAGGATCGCCAGCCTTAGTGCCTGACGCATCTTTGCGCATTACGAGGATGTATTCAGGCATTCCGGGCGCGCAAACGCGAGAATTTAGGCCGATATTCTTGTAAAGAAGTCTTTCCGGGTTGGTCTTGCTGCGCTCGCGAACCGGACAGCGCCACACGGTCGTTCTGGCCCGCAAGACGAACCCCGCCTTGCGGTAGTTTGCCAGCAGCATATCGCTGACAGGATACAAGCCGCTTTCTCCTGTTTCAGATGATCCAGAATAGAAAACCGTATCCTTGACGTGATCGCAGACAACGGTGCCCGGCTTCATTACGCGGAACATTTCATGCGCCAGATATTCATGGTGCGCGAAGAACTCTTCATGGGAGCCTGCGTTGCCCATATCTCGCTCGCTGTCGCTGTAGATATAGAGTGCGGAAAACGGCGATGAGAAAACGGACGCGTCAACACTGTCGTTGGGAAGCTGTGCAAGAATTTCAACACAGTCTGCGTTGTAAAGGCCCCAGCCCTTGCCCTGATATTCTGGTTTCATTGGTTCATACCTTTCATAAATTCCGGCAGTTCGATATTGGTCAGAACGCCATATTTTCGGCGCAATTGTGCGTTGTTTTGAGCGCCCGCCATTGCGCGTGTCATCGCCAGCTTCATGCGGTCGTGATCCGCGCTCTTGCGCTGCACATTCCGCCAGATTCCGGTCTCTGTTTCGGCCATGATCACATGGCAATCGACGGTCTTTTTTTGACCGAACCGCCAAGACCTGCGGATTGCCTGATACCATTGCTCATAGCTGTGCGAGATTGACGAAAAGACCTGACAGTCGGCGCGCTGCAGGTTCAGACCGAACCCCGCCAGCTTCGGCTTGCTGACCATCACGCGGGTTTTTCCGAGCGC